ATTACTTACGATCACTTGATTGTGATGGTACGTTTGACCAAGATGGAGCTTTGGCGCGATTTATGGAGAAAAGAGATTCTACACAGAAGTTTTATAGTTTTGATTTATCTAGTGCGACCGATAGACTTCCAATGAAACTTCAAACGGATATCTTACAGCATCTGGGCTATCCAGCCCGATTATGGAGAGATCTACTTGATTTTGGTTGGCAGTATAAAGGAAACGCAGTTAAATACTCTGTTGGGCAACCAATGGGTGCCTATTCATCATGGGCAATGTTAGCATTGACTCATCACGTCATAGTTCGTGTAGCGGCCCATCAAGTGGGTCTTAAGTCTATTCCGAATTATGTTGTTCTTGGAGATGATATTGTAATTAATCACGATTTAGTAGCTGACCAATATAAACAAATTATGTCTATGTTGGGCGTTAACATCAATATGTCGAAATCTGTCGTGTCTTCGGACATGGTAGAATTTGCAAAAAGGTGGGTAACACCAGACTACGATCTGACCCCGTTGGGGCCAGGTAATATCTTGGTTACATTGCGAGAACCATTCTTCCTTGGCACATTGTTCTCAGAAGCGAAGAGAAAAGGTTTCTTTAACGATCCTATTTCCCTTAGAGCTGTGATCGACAGCTTACCGTCTAAATATTTTAGATGGCAAGATCTATCGGTTGCACTTTGGACGGCAATTGGAATTCCAGAGAAACCACATCTTTTCGCCAAGGGGGCGGAGAAAACTCCGTCAGCTTGGTACGCTTTTGAAAGAGGGATAACTCAGGCTCATAGAGATCTTTCACTTTACCAATCGCTTCGCGCGATAGTAGGTGAGAGAAATTCGAATGCTTTGTCGGTCATTGCCGATAAGGAGTTAGAGTTTGATAGAACGTGGTTCCATCGTTCTAAGACCCTATCTAAAGACCCTAGTCTACGCTTGCTCGAGCGTTTAATCAGATATTTCTCGCCAGCTTACTGGTGTTATGCATTATCGTTTCCGAACGATTATGAGCGACAACTGTTAGCTATCGAGGAGTTGAAGAGTCGTTTTCCTGTAAACACACCGCAAGGTGGTCACGTTTATGGGGAGATCGACAAGTTAATCGCATGGGACCCTTCAATCAATGGAAATTCCATCGATTGGCGAGACCGGAATCAGGTGAAATTACAGGCCAAGTTCTTCGACGAGTTAGAGAAGTCATTTATCTCTAATCTCGAAGTAACTGGTCGGTATTTCTACCAACGCCAGTACCCTAAGTGGTAATGATGTGATTAGATGCTTTCCCTCGAACGTACTTTGTTGCGTTCGTTCACAGTATATGACACTTGCACGCTCCTGCGTTAATTCGTAGGCAAGCCGCTACATTAATTGTCCGAAAGACAATGTCATAACTAAAAGCAATCTGGACGGAGTCGCGTCTCTTAAACCGCGGTCTTGATTAAAAG